CCTTGACCATCAAAAACTAAGATAACTCTAGTTGGTCTAATTAGTTTAATAACATATCCTAATGATTTTAAAAAACCAACTAAACCACCAACATGATTTCCCTGTGGATTAATAGCGGGAATCATAGCAAATGAACGCAAAAATGTGTTCATAGAATCAATTAAGAGCACCCTACTATTTAAGTGTAGGGGCTCCAAATTGGACTCCTCATGCAAGTTGTTGAGTATATCTTTATAGAGTTCTTTCATCCACCGCTTTTATATTAGCAAAATCTTCATCTTCAGATCCTTCTAAAACTATTTCAATTGGACCTTCACCTAATATAGCGCCCCATTCTGATTGGTGGGCTTTTTTATAGTTTTCTATATCTTTTTTAGTATCAGATATAAAACCATGAGGTGTAACTATAATTTTTCCTGTAGTTGTAACACCATTAATATGGTTTTTTTCAACAGCGGTTTTAACTTTTTTAGCCCATTCTACCTTTTTACCATCTTTAACTGCATTAACTTTTAAATTACCTGAATTAGAGATGTTACCAAATGTTACTATTAAGGTTGAATCAAAGAACATTGTATTACCACCTTTATTTTTCATAGTTGGTGGTTGCATAGGACCTATTGGTTTTTCAACCCAAATCTTATTAATAGCAACTAATGTATTAGTATAAGGACTAGATTCTTTTCTTGATAATAGGATTTCTTGGTTTATAAAATTACCAAATTGAGTAGACATTGCTCCAGCATTCCATTCATTATTATTTTTAGCTTTTTCTACTGACATTTGACACGGCACAGATCCAATTGAATCCCATAAAAACACCATATCCATTGGTAAATTACCTTTCTTCTGTTCATTCATTAGATCTGCCATGAATCCCGCAACAGCTTCTACTGTTGGTAATTGTCCTCTATCGGCAAAAATAAAATTACCATCAACTCCTATTGTATTACCATCTTCATCTTTTTCAAGATCTACTTCTAGACCCATCATCATAGCATGTTCCCAAGACCATTTCATCTCAGTTACTATAAAAACAGGTAATATTCCCATTTTTTGAGCGTTAACAGCTACTTCTAATAAAGCGGTAGTTTTACCAGTATCAGAGTGTCCACGTAATAAAGTAATATGACCTGCGGGAACACCAGGTAATGATACCATTTCTTGCCACGCCGGGGATAAAGGTATCCATGATTGTTCTTTAAAGGTATTATTAGATGATCCTAAACCTTTTGCTGCTTTAAACTTATCAAGGGAGAACGTTCCCTTAACAGACTTGGAGATATCGCCCCCAAGGCTTACTTTTTTTCTTGCCATTTAATTAATCTTTAAATAAATCGTCGAATTCGTCCTCGTTGAACGATTCTTTTTGTTTAACATTCAAAGTATAACCAGTATCTCCCTCTGTAGTTGTTGGAGTTGGAGTATCTGTAGTAGTGTCTTCTGGGTTTAGCCAGTCTTGAAGTGCTGTTTTCATATCATCATAAGAAACTCTCTTATAATATTTTAATAGTTCAGGCTGTTCAGCTAACCATTTTTCAACATCACCATTATTGTCAGATAAAACTGATTGTTTTGGTTTTACTCTAAGTGAAGTTTGTGGGTAAGGATTACCTTGAACTACTTCTACTGTCATATCTAAACCAGAGACTACATCAGTAAAATCACCGTAATCTTCATCTGCTGCATAACTTAGTAATTCTTGATATACTTGTTTCCCAAATTCCCAAAATCTAACACCTCTGTTTTCTTCTCCTCTAACTATTACAGGAGCAAATACCCTCATTTTTGGTTCTAATTTCTTAGCTAACCTCCAATTTTCAGGTTCAGATGTTTTTCTTAATTCTTTAGAAAATTCAACAATAGGATCTTTATCACCATAATTAATTGGTGAGATCATTGTTCTACTTCCTATTCCATAATGAAAGAAAACTTCAGTAAATGGGTTTTCTTTATTTTCCTTATAAGGGACAAATCTAACTTGTGATTTACCCATAGGTGCTTTCCAAAAATATTGACTTCTATCAAATTTCTGATTGCTATTTTGACCAGGTTTGGTCTGTAATTGTTCTAACTTGCTTGAGATTAATTTTAAATCCATAATATAACTTATTTTTTAATTTGAAACGGTTGATAATGTAATAACTTAATTTATGATATCCAAACTAAAATGTAAGGATTTCATGTATTTTTGTATCTAGTTTTTTTAACTCACCACCTGTGGTTAATAAGATACAATTTCTGTAGTCTTGCCAATTTACTCTATAATTAGTATCTAATTCACCGCTATTTAAAGAACGAATTAAATCATTAAGTGCATTAATAGTGTATAGAGTATTGGATTCCTTTTTTCTATGTAAAAGAATTGTGTTGTCTAATATTGTACTAGACATATTGAATGAATCAACATTATATGTACAGACATATTCATTTGTAGATTCTACAAACAATATAAATATCTTATTAAATAAGATTTCATATTGATCTTTAATCGTATCTACAGTTGATTCTAAGCTTTCCTTAGTAGTAAATGTGCAAAATAATTTGTTTGCCAAATCGTCAAAATTAATTTCGTAATCCATAATAAATATTATATATATTTTAGAGAATTGTAATTATTACCATATGCAACTTTTACAACGTATTTATTGTTTTCTAATAATTTTTTTACTTCCTTTAAAACCTCTTTACCATCTACTGAAGAATAATCAACTAGGAATGAATCATATGTGTATAATATAACTTTACTTTGTTTATTCTCCAAATAATCTATTACTTTTTTTACAGAAATAACATTATTGTGTGTTTCTGCTGATTGGATTATATAGTTTAAGACTTTATTTGGGGTTGGGTTTTGTATTTGTTTTTCAGTTAATATTTTACCTCCTACTAATTCTAATTCTCCTGTAGCATTAAACAATTCCCATAGTTTTTCAACATATTCATTCATTGCTTTAAAAAAAGGTAATTCCCTGTATTCTTTAAACACACCCCCATATAATTGTTTAAAGGTTAATTCTTTAGATTTAGAATATTCTTCTTCAGTTAATGATTCTTTATTAAAATACATTTTACCTAATTGGTTATGTACTGATTCTTTATCTAATGGAAAATCTATTAAATTAGCTAATATTCTAACATGGTATGCATCATAATCAAATTCAAAAAACATATCATTTTTAGGAATAAATGCAGTTCTTGAACCATCGTTTTTATTTAAAGCAGCAAAGTTAACACCGTTAAAAGAATTAGTCGGACGAGTAGTAAGGTTATAGAGATTATATTTAGTATACACTGTTTCTCCACGAATAAACCATTCTTTTTCATGGTATTTAAAGTGTTTATCAAAATAATCACGATGAATTTTTAATCCTTGTTCTTCTATTGATTTAAATACTTTAGGAAAAGTATCATTATAAAAATTATTTATTTCTGTTGGGATTTTTTCTCTAATTTCTTCAAAGTTTTTTTCCTCTTGTTCATAAATTTTAGAGATTGGTACCAAGGAATTGCAGAACGGTAAATGTCCATACCTATCATAAGTACGGGACCTAATAAGAGTATAATCCAAGTTGTTAGTGTCATATGCTACGTCAATTAATTTAAGTGAATCAAAATAATATAAACATTCTTTTTTGTTTATAGTATAAATTTTTTCAAAGTTACTTTCTATCCATTCTATTACTTCATTAAAGGATAATTTAAATGCTTCTGAATGATTAATCGGAAATATATATCCCTTATTATTAAATGTTTTAAAATAAATTAAACAAGGGGAAGTTAAACTAGAATGATATTCATCATTCATAGGAATAACCCTTATATAACATTCCTTATCCGATAAATAAAGTCTATTTAGTTGTTCCTTTGTTTCAACAATATAATACATAACCTTTTATTCATAACTAATATTCTACCCCTCGTTCTCGATCAGGTATAACCCTATTTCTAGTAGGGATTCTATCTTCTGGTTCCAATATACGTTCGTTTTCTAACCCATCCAACCTTCTTCCTATAGGTAATAATAAATCATGTTTTTCTAATGTGTGTTGTGCACCTACCATAGCTCCTAATTTAGGATGGATATGATAATATCCCCTATATGGTAATTTAGTTTTTTTATTAATAAATTCATCACCATTAGTATATAAATCAGTTGTTTTAGAATTTTTAGCAAATTGAGTTAAATCACGTAAATATCGTTTCATACCTTTAAAATTTATATTTGCTCTAGTAACTGTATTTTTATTTATTCTTCTAATTTCATCTATATCTCCACTTATCTTCCAATTTAATAGTGATATTCTCCAAATTGTAAAATTATAGTCTCCATCTCTATCTCTTAAACTATTAAATGTATCCCTGTTTATTTC